GACGAGGCCCTGACCCGGATGACGGCGATGGACCTGCACCAGCTGTCCACGGCTCAGCCGGAGCTGGCGCCTCCCGCTCCGGCGCCCGGGGACTCCGGTCTGGCCGGCTGACGTGGCTGCGGACACGCAGGTCCAGGACGAGATCGTGACGGCTTACGGTGCGGCGCAGCGCCGTGCGGTATTGCAGACGACGATCCAGATGCAACGGCTGTGGCATCAGCTTGCCGCCGCTGACCTGTCCGGGTCGTGGCTGCAAGGTCTGGGTGTGGCGATGGTCCGGGCGGTGTCGGCTGGTCAGCTGATCGCGGCGTCGACGGGCCAGCCGTACATCGAGGCGATGGTCCGCGGCGACGGCCTGGCCAACAACTATGTGGAGCAGGCGTCGCACGTGGACGCCCGTGCCTTTTCGGGTGTTGCGGCTGATGGCCGGACCCTGGATTCGCTGCTGTACCTGCCGGTGATCCGCACCAAGACGCTGATCGGCGGCGGCCTGACCGTGCAGGAAGCGATGCTGGCCGGGCAGGCTCAACTCCTGCGGATCGCCGCCTCAGAGGTTGCGGACGCGGGGCGCGGGGCGGCTGGGGTGGCGATGGTCGCGAACCGGTCGGTGACCGGCTACGTGCGAACCGTCCGGTCCGGGGCTTGTTCGCGGTGCGTGATTCTCGCGGGCCGCTGGTACCGATGGAACGCCGACTTCGAACGTCATAAGCGCTGCCAGTGCTATGGAACCCCTGCAACGGAGGCCCGTCCGGGCCGGCACCTGAACCCGAAGAGTTTCTTCAACGGCCTGACCCGCGCCGAGCAGGACCGGCGGTTCGGGCTCGGTGGCGCGGAGGCGATCCGGCACGGGGCCGACATCTTCAAGGTCGTCAACGCCAGCCGACGGTCCAAGGTGATCGTCGATGCCTCCGGGCGGAAGGTCACTACGACGCTGGAGGGTACGTCGCGGCGCGGCGAGTACTTCCAGCAGAAGCGACTCGAGGCGGAGCGGCGCACCGGCCAGCAGTTTGCCCGCGGTCGCTCCGGTGTGGAGCGGGGGCTGCCCCAGTTCCAGCTACGGACTCCCCGGCTCACGCCAGGCGAAATCCTTCGCCTGGCTGACGGCCGGGACGAGCTGATCCGCCTTCTGCGGCGCTTCGGCTACTTGAACTGACCGCGCGCAAGGCGCGGTCTCTGATCCCGCAACGGGAGCACATCACGATGAGTACGACGCGAACCCGCTGGCTGCCTGCTGCCCAGAGCGCATGGTTCCAGCTGAACCGGCACGACGATCCCGAGCCTGCCGACCCGGAGCCCGCTCCGGACCCGGCGGACGACCCCGCAGACCCCGACCCGGAACCGGACCCGGCGGATGACCCGGCGGATGCGGAGCCCGAGCCGGAGCCCGACGACGCGAACGCCCTGGGCGAGGCCGGCAAGAAGGCCCTCGACCGGATGAAGGCCGAGCGTGCCGCGGCGAAGAAGGAAGCAGCGGAGGCCAAGAAGCAGGCTGCCGCCCTGGCGAAGAAGGTCGCCGAGTTCGAGGACCGCGACAAGTCCGAGTCGGAGAAACTCGCCGCGCAGGCCGAACGGTCTGCGAAGCAGGCGGTGAAGGCCACGGCGCGCGCCGTGGCGGCTGAGGTGAAGGCCGCGGCCGGGGAGTTCGCTGACCCGGCGGACGCGGTGGATGTGCTGATGCGTGACCCCAGTCAGTACGTCGACGCCGACGGTGAGATCGACACGGACGCCATCGAGACGGCCCTGTCGGACCTGCTGGAGCGCAAGCCGCACTGGGCCAAGCCCGAACCGGCCGCACTAGCCCCGGAGAAGAAGCCGCAGCCCAAGCCCGACCCCGGCCAGGGTTCACGTGGTGCTCCGACGCCCGTGAACTACCTCGAGGCACCGAAGGACCAGGTCGCGGCCGAGCTCGCCAAATACGGCTACCGGCAACGCGTGTGATCGAAGTCCGCGCCCGACTGGGCGACGGGCGCACCGAGATCACGGTGGCCGGTCACGAAGAGCACGCCGCTGGGGGTCGCGTCTGCGCCGCCGTGTCGGCCATCGCCCAAACCGCACTGCTCGGCCTCCAGATGGTTGCCGAGCAATACCCGGACCTTGTGTCCGTTGAGATCACTGAGGAGTGACATGACCCCCAGCCTGACCGCGGCCCGTCCGCGGCTGTCCGCCATGGGCCCGGCCCGGCCGTGGTTCCGGATCGACCGGCACGCCGGCGTCCGCCCGACCCTGCCCGCCGCCATCGCGGCGATGCTGCAGAACGGCATCCTCGACCGTGTCTTCCGGGACGCGCTCGTGCCCAACTTCCTGTTCCCGCAGATCGCGGACGCTGAGCCGTGGATGGGCGGCCTGGGCGACACCAAGACGTTCACCCGCAAGGGCCTCCTGGCGCCGGTGACGACTCCGGTGACCGGGTCGGACCCGTCGGCGGCGACGTACAGCATCGAGCAGTGGTCCGTCACCATGGACCAGTACGCGAACAGCATGGACACCAACATGCTGGGCAGCGCGATGGCGCTGGCGTCCAAGTTCCTCGCGGACGTCGAGAACCTCGGCATCAACGCCGGGCAGACCATCAACCAGGTCGCCCGCAACAAGCTGTACAGCGCGTACTCGGGCGGCCGGACCTGGTGCACCACGGCCGGATCCTCGGACACGTCGATCATCGTGCAGTCCGTGGCCGGGTTCACCACGGTCATGGTCAACGGCGTTCCGACCCCGGTGTCGGCGTCGAACCCGCTGACGGTGACCATCGCAGGTACCGGCAACACGGTGACCGGTGTGAACACGGGCACCAGCACCCTGACGCTGGGTACCGCCCGCGTCGACACCGCCGGTGACTATGTGGTGGCGGCGAACGCTCCGGTGACGGTCCGGGCGACCGGCAACTCGGCCTACGACCTGTCGGGCAGCAACGTGGTCACGTTCGCGAACTTCCGGGCCGCGGTCGCGCGCCTGCGGAAGATGGCGGTCCCGACGGTGGGCGGCTACTACGTCGCGCACATCGACCCCGACACTGAGGCGCAACTTTTCGCGGACTCCGACTTCAAGCAGGCCCTGCAGGGCCGCGTCGACTCCCCGATCTACCGGGACCTCAGCATCGGTCGCTTCGCAGGGATCGACTGGGTGCGCAACCTGGAGGCGCCGGTCATCACGAACGGCGGCTCGGCGGGCACCCTGACGGTGCACCGGCCGATCGTGCTGGGCGCCAACGCGCTGATGTCGGCGCCGTTCGAGGGCACCAACAACCTCCTCGCCGGTACCGGCGTCGAGGACGTGCCCGAGATCCGCTCCATCGCGGCGGCGCCCGGAGTCGACGTCACTCTGCTGGTGCGTCCGGCGCAGGACCGACTGCAGCAGGTCATCGCCTCGACCTGGTCGTGGGTCGGCGACTACGGCGTCCCGTCCGACGCGGGCACGGGCGACGCGGCGCTGTACAAGCGCGGCGTCGTCATCGAGCACGCCTGACCCCCGTCTCCCGTCGGCGCGGACGCTTCCCTGTCCGTCCGCGCCGACGGGCCCTCCACCAAGGAAGGAGAGCAGCGATGCGTGTACGCATGCTGCAGCCGACGCGGGCGTACTGGAACTACGAGGTCCGCGACTTCAGCGAGGGCGAGGAGTACGACGGCGATCTGGCCCGTCACCTCGCCGCGAATACCCCGGAGGGCACGGTGGAGATCACCGAGGCCGATCCGGAGCCCAAGGCGCCCCCGGAACCGCCCAAGGAGCCCGCCGACGACTCGGATGACCCGGGCGACGGTGACGGTCCGCCGGTGGACGGCACCATCGACGACCTCATGGCGTGGGTGGACGGCGACCCCGAGCGCGCTGCCGCAGCTCTGGAAGCGGAGCAGGCGAAGGACAAGCCCCGCTCGACTGTGGTGAAGCGGCTGACGGCCCTGGCCGACTCCGAGGAGTAGAGGGGGCTTCTGATGTCCCCGACCCCTCTCGCAACGCAGGCGGACCTCGAGGCCGCCCTGCAGCGGACGCTGGATCCGGCGCAGGCGGCGATGGCACTACGCCGGGCCTCCGCCCGGGTCCGCAAGTACAGCCGGCAGCAGTTCACGCTGGTGGAGAACGACACCATCACCCTGCCCGGCAACGGGAAGGTGTTGCGGCTGCCGCAGCGCCCGGTGGTCGTCGACGACACCCACCCGCTGACGGTGGTCGAGCTGTTCGGGATCGCCGATCAGGAGTACACGGCGCTCGAGGGCCGGGATTTCACCCGGATCGGCTCCGAGCTGACCCGCGGCGAGCAGTGGTGGGCGCCGACCCGGCTGATGGGCTGGCCGTTCATGCGGCCCATGGGGATCTGGGCCCAGCGGGTCCGGGTCACCTACAGCCACGGCTGGGCGGAGGTCCCCGACGACGTCGTCGATATTGTCCTCGACCTCGCGTCGATGGCCATGACGAACCCGCAAGGGCTGCGGTCGGAGTCGATCGACGACTACTCCAGAACGTTTGCCGCGGAGACCATCGGGGGCCCTCAGCTCACACAGGACCACAAGATTGCCCTGCGGCAGTACCGCGGCGGGTCGTTCTCTGTGGCGCCGGTGACGTGATGACGGCGATCGACATTCAGCCCCTGCTCGCGGCGGGCCGGGCTGCCCATAAGCAGCTGCTGGTGGACACGTGCACGATCAGCCGGCCGGGGACGCCGACGCTGGACCGCTCCACGAGCGTGCTGACGCCGGGCTCGCCGACGGTCCTGTACTCGGGGTCATGCCGCCTCAAACCGCAGCGGGTTCCTCGAGACGAGGACGCGGGGGAGCGGCTGACGGTGGTGGCCCGTTACGAACTCGCGCTGCCGTTCGGGGCGCTGGCCACAGACGACCTGCAGGTCGGCGACACCGTCACGATCACCGCATCCGGTGACACACGGCTCGTCGACAGGCCGTTCGCCGTGATGGCCGTCGATTTCAGCTCGACCGCGACCGCCTGGCGGATGACGGTGCAGGACGACACGTGACGGGAGGTCAGCGATGACGGCCCCCGCGGTTCTTCCCCACGTCGACGCCGTCGAGGCGGCTCTCACCTCTGCCGGCCTGACCGTCTACACGGGTGGGGCTCCGGCCGACGTGAAACCGACCGATGCCACTCCCTACGTGGTGCTGTACCCCGACCCGGGCCGGGCCGAGCGGGCATCGCTCGCCGACGACCGGGTCAACTTTTCCAGCGTCGTCCAGCTGACCTGTGTGGGGCTGACGGCAGGGCAGGCCCTGTCGGTGTCCGACCGGGCCATGGCCGCACTGTCCGTGGTCCTCACGGTCGACGGGCGCACGTCCTGGAAACCGGAGTCCCTCGACGGGCAGCCGGTACAGCGCGACGACGACGTCGTCCCGCCCAACTACTACGCCGTCAGCCGCTACCGGCTGCGCTCCGTCCCCCAGTAGAGGAGACCCCCATGGCAACCCTGACCACCCAGGTCATCAACCTCGCGGGCCTGGCCCCGACCTACAGCGCCGCCGCCGCATCCACGAAGATCGTGGTTGGCGAGCGGACGTTCCTGCACGTCAAGAACGCGAACGGCAGCTCGATGACCGTCACCCTGTCGTCGACCGCGAAGGTCCGCGGACAGCTCGCGGCCGACGTCGTCGTCACGATCCCGGCGACCACCGGCGACATGATGATCGGCCCCATCACGCAGGACCTGTTCGCCGGCCTCTCGGACGGTCTCGCCTCGGTCACGTACTCGTCGACGACCTCGGTGACGGTCGCCGCAGTACGCATCTGACCTCCCGCCCCGCCCCGTCTCGTCCGCCCCGCTGCTCGGGGCTTTTTTTGTGCCCTGAGGAGGGTTCATGTCTGACCTGATCAGCGATGGCAACACGAAGGTCTCGTGGGTGCCGTCCATCGCGAACATCAACGCGCCGACCGCCAGCGAGCTGAACGGCGGCTCCGACTGGACGCTGCGGATCACCCCCGACGGTCTGAAGACGGACCCGTCGACCGCCGACGTCGACACCAGCTCGCTGGGATCGACGTTCACGACCAACCAGCCCGGCCGCCGGAGCTACAGCGTCGAGGTGACGTTCAAGCGCGGCAGCACCACGATCGAGGACCAGCCGTTCACGACGCTGACGTACAACGCGTCCGGCTACCTGGTCGTGCGCCGAGGCGTGGCCTTCGCGACCGCCTACGCCACCAGCGACAAGGTCGAGGTGTACCCGGTGACGGCGGGCGAGGCCCAGAACATCGCCCCGGCAGCCAACGAGGTCTCCAAGTTCATGAGCCCCCTCAAGGTCACCTCCGACCCGGCGACGAGGGCTGTCGTCGCCTGATGCCGGACATCTCGGAGCTCTTGGCAGGGGCGTCGCCGCGCGAGACGACCGTTCAGGTGTGTCTCGCGGGCGACGC